GTCCTAGTCAATGGAACTCAGGATATTAACGGAGCAGTTGGAGATATTGGCGCACAATCAGTAACTTGGAACTGTAACTCAACAGTTGTAGTTGCAACAACAGGCACATTCTAAAAACAAACTAAGGGGCAAAAATGGCAAAGTTAAAAGTAACAAGGGCAGATGGAACAGTTGGGGAATACTCAATTACTCCATTAGTGCAATACGGTTTTGAGATTTACGCTAAGAAAGGTTTTCACAAAGCGTTTATTGAGGACCAAAAGCAAAGCGATATCTTTTGGCTTGCTTGGGAATGTATTCGCAGGTCTGGTGAAACCGTACCGATGTTTGGGGAAAAGTTCATTGAAACTTTGATTGACGTTGAAGTTCTTGATGACGATTCCCCGAACTAGGGCGCGATTCCGTCACCTACCTTATCGCTAAATTAAGCGTGAGGCTAGGAGTCGCGCCACAACATTTGTTAGAACTAGATGAAGTAATGTTGAAGAATCTAATTAAGGTTCTTCAAGACGATGCAAAGGAGATGAGAGATGCCAACAGAAGTCGTGGGCGCTCTCGCTCTACGTAAAGCATTAAAGCAATATGCGCCTGACTTAGCAACTGAACTACGCAAAGAAGTTGCTGCTGCTTTAAAGCCAGTTGTTTCACGCGCACGCGGTTTTATACCTAGTGACTCAGACATCATGAGCGGATGGCAACGTCGTTCATTCTCTGAAGCAAAGTTTCCTATGTATGATTCAAACATCATACGCAAGGGCATTAGTTACAAAACCAGTCCTAGCCGCGCTAATAATCGTGGTTTTACTGCATTAGCATCGATTGAAAACAAATCTGCATTAGGTGCAATTATTGAAACCGCAGGACGTAAAAATCCAGGTGGTCAGCCTTGGGTTGGTCCTGGAAAGAATGTGACACAAAAACGTTATTCTCATTCTGTTAATCCGCAAGCAGGTGCGCAGTTTAATAAAAACCTTGGGCCGATTTATGGCATTAAAAAAACAACAGGAATTGGTGACAAGCGTGGTCGTTTAATTTACCGTGCTTGGGATGAAACAAATGGCAAAGTCATTGCTGCCTATTTCAAAGCAGTTGAAAATGTCACCGCTAAGTTTAATAAACGTACTTCAATAGTCGATGTAAAGAGAGCAGCATAATGGACGTTTCAAAGATAGCCATTCGAATTGCCTCGGAGTTCACGGGCTCTAAAGCGTTTAGGCAGGCTGAAACATCTGCTCAAAAATTAGAACGTACAGTTAAAAATCTTGGCAGAACTTTAGGCGTCACTTTATCATTAGCCGCCATTGTTAATTTTGGTAAGGCTTCAGTTCGTGCATTTATGGATGCTGAACGTGAGGCTGCTGTACTTGCCAACACAATGAAGAACCTAGGACTAGGTTTTGATTCTGGAAGAGTTTCAGCATATATAGATAACCTTGGCAGGCTTTATGGCATAACTGGTGACCAAGGAGTTCCTGCAATGCAGGCTCTATTAAGCGCCACTGGTTCAGTCACAAAGTCCCAAGAATTAATGAATACTGCAATGAACATTGCAGCAGCAAACAATATCGGAGTTGCTGAAGCGGCTAAAGGTTTAAGCCAGGCATATCTTGGTAATCGCAAGGCTCTTAATCAATACAACACAGGTCTTACAAAAGCAGAATTACAATTAAAATCTTTTGAAGATATACAAAAATTACTAGACACACGCCTTGCAGGTGCGGCTACCGACGCTGCTGCCACATACTCAGGTCAACTTTTAATACTTAAAGAAAACGCAGACCAAGCCAAGGAAGCAATTGGAAAAGGCTTAATAGATAGTTTTATCTTATTAGCAGGCGATAACAGTTTAGAAGTAGCAACCGCCAATATGAAAAAGTTTGGTGACCAGATTGCTTACGCTTTGCTTGGCGCGGCAGACTTGCTTAAAAAAATACAGGGTATTGGCAAAGAAAACGAACAAGGTTTTGTCGGCCCTGATGGAATAAGAAGAACTCGCCGACCATCCGCTTTAGAAGAATTATCAGGATATGGAAGAACCGTAGCCAATCGAAGCGCAATCATGGGCGCACCTGGTGCTATTTCTGGCAAGTTCCCTGGTGGCGCTGCTTTCTTTGCTGCACAGGCTAAAGCAGAAGAAGCCTCTATTAAACGCGCTAAAGAGTTACAGGCTATTGAAAGAAAGCGTTTAGATAACATTAAGAGAATTGCTGCTGAGCAAGCAAAGAAAGTTGCGTTAGATAAACTTTCAGCCTTCCTTAATAAAGCAAATCAACTTTTTGACATAGACCGTATTCAATTAGCGGCTGCTGCTTTAAGCAAGCAGACTGATGAAGACAAGGTTCGCATTAGATTAAAGCAAGAGATTCTTGACTTAGAGCAAGCAATCAATGATGGCAATGTTGAAGGTGCTGCTAAATTAGCAATTGCTATATCTAAAGACGCTGAACTTCTTGGGCAACTTCGCGGTGACATGATTAAGTTGGGTGATGTTCCAAATCCATTTATGGAATGGCTCATGACACTTCAAGCAATTGCAGCACAGTTAGCGGCCCTAGCAAATTTTGTACCACCTGTAACTGGCTCGATGGGAATTGGCATGGGCGGCTTTAATGCTGGTTCTGCCCGTCTTGGAGAATCAGCAGGCAATGCTGCTGCTGGACTTCCTGCTAACTCATTAAGTGATTTCATGGGATTTGGAGATACTCACTTAGGCGCTCTCGCACGTCAAGGTGGAGTTCAAAACATTAGCGTTGTTGTCAATAATGCTGGTTCAACAATTACAGAACGTGACCTTGTTGCTTCTATTACTGAAGGTATCTACAACAACCAGGCTTCTGGTACTCCAATCAACTATTCAACGGTGTATTAATGGCATTACCAGCAACGCCTATTGTAAAAATTAACCTTACCCAAGGTGCATCATTTGGTACTGTGATGGTTTTGGGTACAGGTCAGTTAGGCTTTGCAGAACTTGGTACAGTTGTTCCAAACATTGTTGATGTATCTGCCTCTGTCCTTAAGATTAATACACGCAGAGAGCGCAATCTTTTGCAGGACAAATACATCTCTGCAACCGCAGTTGTGCGCGTGAACGACCCAACAGGCAATTTCAATCCCCAGAACACATCGTCAATTTATTATCCCGATGTTCAACCATTGCGTAAGATTCAGATTCAAGCCAACTATTCTGGAACTTTGTATTCTATATTTTCTGGTTATATTACAGAATACAAATACACATATCCTACTTCGCAGGAAACGGGATTTGTTGATTTTGTCTGCTACGATGCCTTCAGATTATTCTTTAATTCAAACGTAACAACAGTCACAGGTGCTACTGCTGGACAAGATACAGGCACACGCATTGGCAAGATTCTAGATATGGTCACATGGCCTAACTCTCAGCGCTCAATCCAGACAGGCAATACAACGTGTCAGGTTGACCCAGGCGGAACTCGTTCAGTTCTTCAGGCAGTTCAAACAGTTGAGTTCACGGAACAAGGGGCTTTTTATATTGACAAAGCAGGCAACGCAGTATTTAAGAATCGTCAATATGTCGTAGATGCTCAATCAGCAACTCCAGTTGCCTTTTCTAACGCCACTGGTTCAACAGATATTAACTATGCTGGTATTCAATTTGCCTTTGACGATAAGACTATTGTGAACTCAGCAACCGTTACACGCGTAGGCGGAACAGCACAGACTTACTCAGATGCAACATCCGTCGCTCAATACTTTACTCATGCTATTACCGCTCCAGATATGCTTATGCAGACTGACGCCAATGCTTTAGCACTGGCAACCGCTTATGTAACAACTCGTAAAGAAACCACAATTCGTATTGACTCGATTACCCTTGACTTAGTAACCCTTGGTTATGGTGCTGGTGTTACCGCAGCGCTTGACTTAGACTATTTTGACACTATGCAAATTACCAATGATGGACAGGGTGGTTCGACTATTGTTAAGACTCTTCAGTGTCAAGGAGTAGCCCACGACATCACCCCTAACACATGGGTAACAGTTTTGACCACGCAGGAGCCTTTACTCGATGTTATGTACTAGAATTGACCCTATGAAAGAGGTGTGCTAATGGCTGTCGGATTCCCACTTAAAACGACCTATGCGAATGGAGATGTCTATTCCGCTTCGGATGTCAATGATACTAATGGCACGTTAAACCTGCTTGGTCAATCCGTAGTTACTGCTGCTGGTAAAAATGCAGTAATTAACGGCGGTATGGATATATGGCAACGCGGCACTTCTTTTACAAGCCCAAACAATACTTATACAGCCGACAGATGGTGCACACTTATTACAGCAACAGCACCAGCAACAACTGTATCCCGCCAAACGACAAGCGATACTACAAATCTGCCAACAATTCAATACTGTGCAAGAGTTCAAAGAAATTCAGGGCAAACAAACACAGGAAACATTTTTCTCACTCAAAGTTTTGAAAGTGTAAATTCAACTAGATTTGCTGGTCAAAAAGTAACTTTAAGTTTTTGGGCAAGAAAAGGAGCAAACTATTCCGCAGCATCAAGTTTGCTTTTAGGTGAGTTTAATTCAGGGACAGGCACAGACCAAAACATTAATCAAGGTTTAACTGGTAGCACTTTAATTAGTGCAATTAGTGCCACTCTTACAACAACTTGGCAACGATTTACCTTCACTGGAACTGTATCTGCAAGTGCTACTCAATTAGGTTTTTATTTTTACTTTACTCCAGTTGGTACAGCAGGTGCAGCGGATTATTTTGAGATAACTGGAGTACAAATAGAATTAGGTTCAACTGCCACAACCTTTAGCCGTGCAGGTGGAACTATTCAAGGTGAATTGGCTGCTTGCCAAAGGTATTACTGGCAACCAGTTTTAGCAGATAATCTTCCAATTTGTAACGCCAGCAATTACACAACAACTGCTGCTTACGGAACAATTAAATTGCCTGTGACTATGAGAATTGCTCCAACAGTATCTTCATCTTCTGGAACGGATTATTTTAAGTTTTACAGAGCAGGTGCACAAGATTTCTTTAACTCTTTGAGCCTAGAAACAGCCGCAGCGGACTCGGTAAGCATAGGAAATACAGCACAGATATCAGGAACAGCAGGACAAGGCGGTTGGTTTGCTGGAGCAAGTGCATCAGCAACATTAGGATTTAGTGCGGAGTTATAATGAAAGAATACATAGTTACACAAAATATATTTGGACAAGAGATTATTTCTTATGAAGAAAATGGTGTTCTTTATTCATTTATGAAAGACCCTGCAAACTCTGATTATCAGGCATATCTAAAGAGTCTTGATGAAGCCTCTACTCTGTAAAGCAGGGCAACAACTTCGTGAGCAGATTGATGATTCATTTCCTGACCGCGATAGAAAGTCTGATGGTTGGATAGGCGATGCCGCACACTCCAATCGTAAGAGTGACCACAATCCCGATAAGGCTAACGGCTACGTCAGGGCTATTGATGTGGATAAGGACCTCGACTCACGCGCCAGCACAGGTGCTTATCTTGCCGACCAAATACGCCTATGTGCCAAGCGTGACCGCAGAATCTCCTACGTCATATTCGCAGGAAAGATTTCCAGTGCTAAATCGTTTTGGCGTTGGAGAACTTACTCTGGCATTAATCGCCACGATAAGCATATCCATATCAGTTTTACTAAAAAGGGCGATGAGAATGGTTCTTGGTTCGAAATCCCTATGTTAGGAGCAGGAAATGAAAATAACTAAAAGCACAAAGAACGCAATCAAGTCATATCTAAAGGCAGTTGCAGTTTCAGCAATTACCCTAGGCCTTGCACTCGTTGCTGATATTCGTCCTGAATATGCAGTTCTTGCTTCCGCTTTAGTTGGTCCAATTGTCAAGTACCTAGACCCTTCTGATGACCAAGTGGGATGAGTCCCCAAGATTGGGCGGCTGTTGTCGCTGTTGCGCTGACCGTTATTGGTTCATTTATTGGCTCTGTAAAATGGCTAGTAAAGCATTACCTCGCAGAACTAAAAACTAACGGTGGCAGTTCGATGCGAGATGAACTTAATGAACTTAGGGTGCGTGTCGATACAATTATTCGTATCCTAGAGAGGTAACACTTATCTCATGGCAAGAAGCTTCTTCTCT